AAGAGATTTCGTCGGAAAATGAACCACCTTCGCTTATATGCTTAGGTGGTTCATTTTTTTGGTCAGATTATACGATGAAGAAGTTCAGTTCAATCTGCTCAACAGTTCTGGTTGGATCTAAGGTTACATTTACGTGGAATCTCTTAGTACGTCTTTCGTAATCTGTAGCTCCAACTTCCACTGAATAAGAATCAAGACCTCGTTTCTTTTTAATATCTTCAAGGAACTCAACCAACCTACTTGATACTAATGACCAAGTAATTGCATCATTCTGTTCAAAGATAAAGAAACGACAGAAATCTTCAAATGCTCTCTTGATGTAAAGAACTAACCTTACAATATTCAAGTCTTGTAGAGCACTCGCTTTTGCTTGAGATGTTAAATTACCCCAAACAACATAACCCGGATTGAATTTAACAATTGGGTTTAACTGTTTCAGATATAGTTGGTCTCTTTGACCCAGTCTTGGATTGTAACGAAGTTCTTTAATCGTATCAATCGCTGCTCTGTTGAAACCTGCTGCTGCATACCAAAGCTCAGCAACAGTATCGTTTCTTGGTAAAATATATGACATATGATATACAGGTGAGAACCATACATCTTGACCGGTAAATGCATCATATACTTTATTATAACATTCATATAAAGCAACAAAGTAATTATTAAACGTATTAGTATTATTTCTTGTAGCAAGTGCAAGATTAGATGTGGAGTTATCACCATTATCAAGAATACCAACACAGTCACGTCTTGTTTGACATAATGTGCTAATAGCACTCTTAACATCTGATGGATAACCACAATCAAATACCATTGAGAAGTAAGTATTTTCATTATCAAGAACGTTATCATCAATAATACCTGAGTATGCTTGATTTAGAAGTTGTGTTGCTTCAGCAGGATCTAATGAACCATCAGGCATTAACAAGTCACCTTCAGTTCCTTTTCTTAATGGTACAGGATCTGATGTTGTAAATGCAGAGGCAACAGAACCATAAGATTTCTTAATACGATATTCAATTTCAGTTGTATCATCGAAATCGACTACATTACCATTCCATGCTTGTGTAGATAATGAAATTTCTGAGAATACATTAATACTTTCATCATCAACACCCCCTGCGGCACCACACCAACCCCAAATTTCATTACCACGACCATCTTTAGCAACAATAACATAATCACCAGTACCACTTCCTTCCCAATCGCTAAAGTCTTGTTTAATATCTGTAAGAGAAGCTGAACCGGCTGTAATAACTGCAGTAACATTGGTATCAATATCTTTATCAAAAAATCTAATATTTTGTTCATAACCATCTGATAAACGATCTGTATCTGGGTCAATAAACATTTCTGCTCTTAATACTGAAGAATATGTATTAAGGATATCAACAATCCAAATTGAAGAACCTGCTGTATCCCTAGCAAATTGATTAAACGATACTTCAAATGATTCAATAATTGCATCTTGACCATCTGTTTGTCGTTCATAAATATCAATTATATATTGATCCCAAAGAGTTGGGTTAGCAACCTCAGTTAATCGTACACCGATTCTGTTGTACCATTGACCCCTTCCAATTGGATATAAGAAACAAATTGGATATGAGGTTCCATCTTGTTGTAGATTTGACTCTAATTCATCTGTAGTATTCATACCTTCTACAAATGTAATTTGATAACCTGCTGTAGAGTCCCCAGGTTGGATTGTTGCGTCGATCCTCATATTTGCATATGTAGCATTATCAGAGAGCACTCTCATGAAATAAAGAGCTCCTGACTCCCCTAAATAGTTATATGCACAATAAGGACCTTGACCATAATGTTTACCATAAATACTAATATTTGGCTCACCAAACTCTGAAATATAATCAGCTCTAGAACCGACAAATTTAAGAACGTTATCTTCTCCCTTTTCGGTCAATGCTGAAATAAATCCGATTGTTGATGGCACTGCTTGGACGAATTGTGAAAGGTCAATAATTTTACTAAAAACGCCCGGAGATACGTTAGCTGCCATATCTTTTTCCTCCTATGAATTTAATTGATTCTCTAGTCAAATAATATCAAGTTATCTAATTCTATATCTTCCTTTCTCTCCAGGTCTATATACCATTAAAAACTTTAGTAATTATACATATAAATACCAAGTAAAAATTAATCTTCTATCCTCAGTTTTAACAATTGATGGAAATGTAACTCTTGAAAAAATTGTAAAATTACCACTGTACCCACCTATTGAGCTTGCGGCGGTGAATAATGCCGCCTCGCTTAATTGCTTTCCATTTGCATAAGTTGCACCAACGGTTGTTACTATTCTAATAACCAACCATTTATCATCGTTAAGAACATCTTGTTCAAAGTCAATTGAATCAAAGGGAATTTTATAAAACCCAACTTCAGGAACTATACGATAATCTGCTGCGGATGAATCTGTAGCAGTAATCATAACATCACTACTTAAACTTGTATCTGTCAATACAGGAGGCGATGGGTTTAAAGGATCGCCTGGAATAACTCCACCATCTCCCAAACCAAACCATGTTAAATATTCATCGTATGTTGAAGTAATATTTGGATTATTAGTTCTGACTAATACTTGTGCCAACCATTCCCTTCCGATATAAAGTACAAGATTATGTTTACCAATTAATTTTTTATTGCCATCATCTTGAACTTCATAAATCTCTACAAAACCGGTGGGTTTTTTATCTAGACCTCTATTGCCAGTGTTAAACCCATCATTTAAACAATTGTCGCCGTATGAATCTTTTGCAACAATTTCTAATGTCTCAATTTTCTTTTCCATATTTTATATTCCTTCCGAAACGGTGGTGGATATACTTTATATTTTGTTCTTAAATGTTGAGAGGTTTGGAACTAAAATAACGTAAAAAAGAGGGTGTTAGGGAATATCGAGCTAATGTTGTCGTTATTCTGTCCTAACACCCTCGCTTAAAACACCGCACTATTTTATGTTATTCTAAAAATGTTCCACAATTAGGACAAAACTTGAATGATGATTTTGATTTTGTTCCACAAGTTTTACATTGAAGTTTTGTCTGTACTGTTACGGGTCGTTCAATTTGAACACCACTTTCACTAATACCTTTCAATTGAATTGTAATTACAGATGATTGTTCCAATTCCCCAATAGTTGTATATCTAAAATCTTGATTACATTCAGAACCTTTAACTGTAATACCTTCATCCTGTAAAGGTTGATTGATAGATTGCATTGCAAGATTATCAGATTGAACCATATTAATACTTTGAGCAGAACCAACGAAATCAGATGCATTAGAAGAAATACCCCTTCCAACATCTTTTGAACCATCAGAAGAACCATATGTATATCTTATAGAAGAATCACCACTAAACCAATTATTATAATTCCAATAGTAGTTATCTTTATGTTCTGTAATAATAGTTCTTTTGAGAATTTCAGGTTTCTTCTTTTCAAATGCAAATTCAACTCTAATTAAACCATCATCGATCTTATCACCTCTATGATCTTGAATCTGTTTTGTCTTCTGAATGAATTTAAAACGATTCCGTGCGGTTGCCCCTTGAAGAAAACCTTCAAGCTCAGTAGTTGCATTTGGCTCAAGAACCAACGAACTGTAGTCTAATGCATCTTGACCATCGATATGAATCTTGACCGAAGCTCTTCTTGAATTGAGATTTTTAAGAAGTAGTGAATACTCACTTCCGAAAGGTAGGTTTACTGCTCCATCTTTAACTCTTAAAATTTTACCGTTTGCTTTTACTTCTACTACGAAGTTGTCTTTGTACGTCATGATAATGTCTCCTTTTAGATCATCGACTAAGATCTCAAATTTTGTTTAAAGTCGATTGGTTTTATCGTGCGGACGTTTCATTTAATATGTTCTAACTATATATATTAATTAGTGATAGAAGAAAACTAACCATTTATTTTTATAGGGGGTGATAATGAATCATAAATTAATTAGTTTTGCTTTAAGCTGTATTCTATTAGGTTTTCTAATAGGAGCAGCTATCATAATTACAGGGTTGGCTTTAAGTTCGTCAGGTGTATTCCTTGTAAAATTATTTTGTGTTTTCCTTTATATTATGATTGTTTGGGGAATACGAATAATTTTTACTGATTATCAAAAGCTAAAAAAGGAGATGAAATAATGCTATACTGCGACAGGTGTTCAAACCCAGAATATTATCCGATTCAGGAAACAAAGGTGAAGGGGTGCTGTGAGATATGTCACAAATATGCAGGCCCCTGTAATTTCATTCCGGATGAAGAATTACCTTTCAATAACATCATTTCTACTCCGGTTTCACTCGCCGGTTTTGAAATGAAAGAACTT